GCTGAGAAGGTCTTGGGGCTGGCAGCTAAAGCCCGACTTGTGGAGCTTTGTTCTGGCGAGATGCAGCTAGAATCCCTCGGCAAAGGCAAGTATGGACGCATTCTAGGTATTCCAAAGACCTCCGAAGGTGTCAGCATGTGTCAGATTCTCATCGACGAAGGCCATGCCGTTGAGTATTGGGGCGGCAAGAAAGTTAAGGTTTGGGCGTGATGTGGCAGCTAACGGGAGTTCTGGGCATAGCCCTATTGGTTACCGCTGGCGCTTTCAAAATGTACGCTGATAAAACAGAGGCTGAAAAAGAAGCTATGGCTATGGATTTGCGTCAGGCATCGGACAACCAGCTTGTCCTAGAGACGAGCATATCTAATCTGAACAAGCAGCTCACTGAGGCTGAACAGCGTCAGCAGAACATATTGGATCGGGTGAACGAGCTTCAAGCTGCCAACGCGCAGGCACAAAAAGAGGTGGAGTCGATCAGAAAAAAGTTCGCAAAGCACGATATGAATGTGCTTTCGTTACGCAAGCCAGTGCTGATTGAAAACATTATCAACCGAGGCACTAAGGGGGTGTTAAGTGATCTGGAAACTATTACCGATCCTTCTTCTTAGTGGTTGCGGCCTTTTAGGTCGAGAGCCGTACATCCCAGAGACAAAGAAGGTTGAGGTGGTTACTGTTACCCAGCCACCAGCCGTTTATCACCCTGTCTTACCAAATGCCATATCGACATCTCCAGTGGAGTGGAAAGTGCTTACGCCTGAGACGATGCAGGAGTATCTTGATGACTTGGCTGATGGAAATGCGCCCACCAACGCTTACTACGGGCTGTCAACGAAGGGCTACGAAAACCTTTCATCTAACATGGCAGAGGTGAAACGCTATATCCGCCAAGTGCTAAATATTATACAATATTATAGAAATTTGGACGAGGAACTCGAAGATGAGAGTGACGAGCGAGGAAGGGATATCCCTGATAAAGAAATTTGAAGGTTGTGAGCTGAACGCTTACCAGTGCTCAGCTAACGTCTGGACGATTGGTTACGGTCATACTAGGGGTGTTAGTGAGGGCGATTCATGCACTCAGAAGGACGCTGATGACATGTTGGTTGATGACCTTCAAGAGTTTGAAGGTTATGTCAACGAATTGGTTGATGCTGATCTTAATCAAAGCCAATTCGATGCTTTGGTGGCTTGGACGTACAATCTAGGCCCAACCAACCTGAAAGACTCTACTTTGCTAAAACGCCTGAACGAAGGCGATATGGCCGACGTTCCGCACCAAATTCGGCGTTGGAACAAGGCTGGAGGCAAGGTTTTAGACGGTTTGATTCGCAGACGAGAGGCAGAAGCCTTGTTGTTCCAAGGAGAAGCTTGGGAAAATGTCTGAACTGTCGCTCAAAGACTTTGAGATTCTATCTGAGCAGGATCAAAACGAAGCCTTGGCGCTGCTGTCCCGCTACGATCAGATGGAGAAGCAGGATAAGTGTCAGAACGACTTTATCGAGTTTGTTAAGCACATGTGGCCTGAGTGCATACTGGGCCGTCATCACAAGATTATTGGCGACAAGTTCAACAAAATCGCTCAGGGCAAGCTCAAGCGGCTGATCGTTTGCTTGCCCCCGAGACACTCTAAGTCTGAGTTTGCGAGCACCTATTTTCCTGCGTGGATGATGGGCCGCAAGGGTGATCTCAAGATCATTCAGACCACGCACACGGCTGAGCTGGCGGTCAGATTCGGCAGAAAGGTGCGTAATATCATTGACTCAGATGATTACTCTCAGGTGTTTCCTGAGCTGCAATTGCAGGCCGACAACAAGTCTGCTGGTCGATGGACAACTAACCAAGAGGGTGAATCGTTCTACGCAGGTGTTGGCGGCGCTATTACAGGTCGCGGCGCTGACCTTCTAATCATTGACGATCCGCACTCTGAGCAAGACGCGCTGTCGCCTACTGCGATGGAGTCGGCTTACGAGTGGTACACATCTGGCCCTCGGCAGCGTTTGCAGCCGGGCGGTACGATCATCATCGTAATGACTCGATGGTCAACCAAAGACCTCGTAGGCAAGGTCTTGAAGAAGCAGGGCGATGATCACGCTGACCAGTGGGAGGTTGTTGAATTCCCCGCCATTATGCCTGAGTCAGAAACCCCACTATGGCCCGAGTTCTGGAAGAAAGAAGAGCTTTTGTCGGTCAAAGCGTCATTGCCTATCAGCAAGTGGAACGCCCAGTGGATGCAAAACCCAACCGCTGAAGCTGGCTCTATCGTGAAGCGCGAGTGGTGGCGTAAATGGGACAAGGACTGGGTGCCTGCTTATGAGTACGTCATCCAAAGCTATGACACCGCCTTCAGCAAAAAAGAAACCGCCGACTATTCGGCTATCACCACATGGGCGATATTTCAGTCTCCAGATGACAATGTTCAAGCGATTATTTTGTTGGACGCCAAACGAGTCAGGTTGGACTTTCCTGAGCTGAAACGGCTGGCTTACGAAGAGTACAAATATTGGGAGCCAGACTGCATTTTGATTGAGGCGAAGGCCAGCGGTACGCCATTAACTCAAGAGCTTCGACGTATGGGCATACCAGTGACGGCCTATACACCATCGAGAGGCCAAGATAAGATTGCGCGAATGAACAGCGTTGCCCCGATCTTCGAGTCGGGCATGGTCTGGGCACCAGATGAAAGCTTTGCTGATGAGGTGGTTGAGGAAATGGCGAGCTTTCCGTTTGGCGATAACGACGATTACTGTGACTCGGCAACGATGGCTCTTATGAGGTTTCGGCAAGGCGGCTTCTTGAGCTTGCAAGACGATTACCCCGAAGAAGCCGAGTTTTTAAGGCGTGACAGACAGGTATATTACTAATGGCGATTGAAAAACAAGGCTTGGGCACGGAAAACGATCCTGACGTGATGCCGATGGGCAGCGCGATGGAAATCGAGCCAGAAATGACTCGAAACGACGAGATCCGCAACGCGGCAGAGATACTGGTTCGTGAAGAAGAAATCCTGATTGACGATGAAATCGATGCCGTAGAAGAGCAGATTGCTACCGATTTCAACGCCAATTTGGTTGATTTCATCTCGGACAGTGACCTTTCCAAGCTGGCAAGTGACGTTATCGGCTCGATTAAGGCTGATAAAGAAAGCCGATCCGAGTGGGAAAAAACCTACACAGATGGCCTGAAATACCTTGGCATGAAGTTCGATGAGTCTCGCAGCCAACCCTTTGAAGGGTCTTCTGGCGTGATTCACCCAATACTGGCCGAATCTGTCACGCAGTTTCAGGCCCAAGCTTACAAAGAATTATTGCCAGCCAAAGGGCCAGTCAAGACTGAGGTTGTCGGTGTACGCAGCCCAGAGGTCGAAATGCAGGCTGGTCGCGTCCAAGACTTCATGAACTACTACATCATGAACATCATGGAGGAGTACGACCCAGAGCTGGATATGTTGCTGTTCTATCTGCCTCTGGCTGGCTCGGCGTTCAAGAAAGTTTACTTTGACACAGGCTCTAGCCGTGCGATGAGCAAGTTCATCGAGCCTCAAGACCTTGTGGTTCCTTACGAAGCGCCTGATTTGTTCACGGCTGAGCGTGTCACTCACGTCCTCAACATGAGCCGCAACGAGATCAAGAAGCAGCAGCTAAACGGCTTTTATGCTGATGTCGAGTTGAAAGGCGGCTCGATGACGGTGAATCGAAGCGACATCGAAGAGCAGATAGACGAGATCGAGGGCATGGAGCCGTCTTATCAAGAAGACCGCGACCATGTTGTCTTTGAGACGCACACCATTCTTGACATACCCGGCTTTGAAGACGTTGGTGAAGACGGAGAGCCTACGGGCCTGAAGCTTCCGTACATCGTCACGATTGACGAGCAGAGCCAGAAGGTTTTGTCGATTCGACGCAATTACATCGAGACTGACCCTCGCAAAGCCAAGATAAACTTCTTTGTGCAGTATAAGTTCTTGCCGGGTCTTGGCTTTTACGGCTTAGGCTTAAGTCACATGATTGGCGGTATTTCAAAGTCGGCCACGTCCATCCTGCGACAGCTTATCGACGCAGGCACCTTGGCTAACCTGCCAGCAGGTTTCAAAGCTCGCGGTATGCGTATTCGTGACGAGGACAGCCCATTACAACCCGGCGAGTTCCGCGACATCGACACCACGGGCGCGTCATTGCGCGAGAACCTGATACCTCTGCCGATCAAAGAACCCAGCAACGTGCTCATGCAGCTCTTAGGGCTGCTTGTGGAGTCTGGTAAGCGGTTTGCGTCGATAGCCGACATGAATGTCGGTGATATGAACCAAGCCATGCCAGTGGGCACTACAGTGGCTCTGCTGGAGCGCGGCACTAAGGTGATGAGCGCGATTCACAAGCGCCTGCATTACAGCCAGAAGCTTGAGTTTCAATTGCTTGCTAAGGTATTTGCCGAGTATCTGCCACCCAGCTACCCGTATGTTTCACGCAATGGCCCCCAAGAAATCATGGGTCAGGACTTCGATTCTCGTGTAGACGTGATTCCTGTGTCAGATCCCAACATCTTCAGCCAGTCGCAGCGCATAACAATGGCTCAAGAGCTTCTGACGATGGTTCAGTCTAACCCTGAGATACACGGGCCACAGGGCATATATGAGGCGTATCGGCGCATGTATTCGGCTCTCGGCGTTGATGATGTGGATAGCCTTATTCAGCCTCCACCCCCGCCACCACAGCCTATGCCTGTGGACGCAGGCATTGAGAACAGCGGATTCTTGATGGGCCAGCCTGCACAGGCGTTTGAGGCGCAGAACCACCAAGCGCACATCGATGCCCATAGGTCGCTGTTTTTGACTGACGTGGTTAAGCAGAACCCGCCTCTACAGGGCATGATTATCGGGCACATGATGCAGCACTTGCAGTTCATGGCTGGCCAGATGGTTCAGGATCAAATATCTCCAGAGCTGAATCAGCAGATGCAAGAGATGCAGGCTGCTCAGCAGTCTGGTCAGGTTCCGCCTGAGCAGCTCCAACAGATGCAAAGCCAGATTCAGATGCAGATCGAGCAGCTATCATCGCCTGTTTTGGCGCAGTTGACGCAAGAGCTTCTTGAGTCGATTGGACAAGGTGATGACACCGATCCGCTGGTTCAGATCAGACAGCAAGAGCTTATGCTGAAAGAAAAAGCTATTGATTCTGAGAATGAACAGTTTGAAGCTAAGCAACAGCAGCGAGCTGAAGAAAAGCTGCTAGAAACAGAGATCGCTAAACAGCGTCTTGGTATTCAGAAAGAAGTTGCAGACGATAAGCTCGATGTAGCACTTCGTCGGTTAGAGCAACAAGCGGAGCTAAAGCTCCTAGACATGCAAAACAAGAACATGGGAGGCCGATAATGGCTGATTTAATTTCATCAACGAGTTACGTCCGACAGCGCATTGAAGAGCTGCGCGAAAACAAAAAGCTCGCTAGGCAAGTAGAAGTGGCTTTGGCTGAGAAGCAAGCCAAAGATGCGGACGAAAAGAAAAGAAAAAGCGATGCGCGGATTGCCGCAAAGCTGGCCCGAATTGCTGGAGAAGAGCCGCCCGTCGTGGCGGAGCCAGTGATTGAAGAGGTGGTCGCTGAAGAGGTTCAGGAAGAGATCGTGATTGAAGAAGAACCTATTATAAAAAAAGCGCCTAAAAAGGCCGCTGCTAAGAAAGAAACCGAAGAAAGCGAGGAAGAATGATGAAAGATATAAGCAAAATCGAAAAGGTTGATTCACCAACGAAGAGCATCAAATCTGGCCCTACATCGCCCGAGCTGATTCGACGCACGATGGGCGGTGAGATTAAAGTAATCAAAGCCCGTGGCGCTGGCGCAGCAACTCGCGGTTTCGACTTTCATGAGAAAGTTTAGTGGATGATATTGATCTCGGTTCGCGCCTGAAAAGGGTCATGGCTGAGCGGAGAGAGCTTATCCGCGAAGTCATGATGGACGGTATGCTCAAAGATATAGAACATTATAAAAGTTTGCAGGGCGAGCTAACTGTTATAAACTTGGTCGAGGAAACCATCAAAGAATTCTATAAGGAAATCTAAATTGACAATCCCGACCACTGAATCCGCTTACGTCTCAAGCGAAGAGCGCGTTCTCGACCCCACCCTGCTTGATAAATCCGCCCTAGAACGAATGCCAGACCCCACAGGTTGGCGCATGTTGGTCTTGCCCTACAAGGGCAAAGCCCAGTCTGATGGCGGCATTCACCTCCTAAAAGAAACCGTAGACCGAGAGGCTCTTGCCACTGTTGTGGCATATGTTGTAAAAATGGGGCCACTTTGCTATGGCGACACGGAAAAGTTTGGAAACAAGCCGTGGTGCCAAGAAAAGCAATGGGTATTGATCGGACGTTACAGCGGCGCTCGCTTCAAGCTTGAAGACGGTGGCGAAGTGCGAATAATCAATGACGATGAGGTCATTGGAACCATCCTTAACCCTGATGACATAGTGAGTTTCACATGATTGAGAATCAAAACGCTGAGCAGTTTGAAGAAGAGCAGGTTTCCATTGAGGTCACAGAAGATCCAGTAGAGGAATCTGGCGCAGCTAATGAAGGCGATGAGCTTGAGAATTACACCAAATCGGTTTCCAAGCGGATCAACAAGCTAAACGCAAAGCACCGAGAGGCTGAGCAGCGAGCGCAACAGCTTGAGCAGATTGCTTTGCAGAAAGAAGCGGAGCTTCAGCAATATCGCCAGCATTCGGTTCAGCAGTCAAATCAGGTTCTAGCAAAGGAAGAAGAGGCTCTGGCCTCAAAAGAATCACAGATTGATGACGTGTACCGCAAGGCTGTCGAGAGCGGCGACTCAGACCTAATCACTAAGGCTGCTAAGCTTCAAAGCGACATATCGATCCAGAAGGAAAAGCTTCGAGTTGCCAAGGCACGACAACAAGCCGCTCAAGAACAGGAGGCGTATGTCTCTCAAGGCAACGAGCAGGTAGTTCAGCAAGAGCAATATCAGGAGGCTGAACAAGAAGTCACCCCGACTGAAGATGCGCTTGAATGGCATGATCGAAACCCTTGGTACGCAAACAAGGACAACGAAGAAGACATGAAGGCGACCCAGTACGCCTACTATGTACACTACAATTTAGCCAACGAAGGCTATGACGTAGGCTCTGACGAGTATTACGAAGAATTGGACAGCCGTGTAGGTACGGTTTATCCTCACACGAAATCCACTGATAGTGGATCTCAGGCCGTTCAAAGTGGAAGCAGACCCGCTGTGCAAAGAGTCGCTTCCGCCTCCCAAGGGGGTCGGTCAAAAACACAAGGCAAAAAGAACGGCGTAAGCTTTTCTAAGTCTGAGCTAGAGCGACTCAGAGGTCTCAAGCCGCACAACATGTCTGAAGAGGCATGGTTGCAGCGAGTGGCTAAAGAGAAGCAGAAAATTGCATCAAGAGAGGCAAGCTAAAATGGCAGAAGCAAAAGCAAACGCACGTTCATCCCGTGATTCGCAGTCACACGATAATCAGACTCGCAGAAAACCGTGGCGTCCAGTGCGTTCATTAGAAACTCCACCCCCACCCGCAGGTTATACCTATCGGTGGATCAGGGAGTCCATGTTGGGACAAGAAGACCGAGCAAATGTCTCGCGTCGGCTTCGAGAAGGATGGGATCTCGTAAGAGGTACTGACCTTCCTGAAGAATGGCGTTCTTTACCAACAATGGATAATGGCCGACACGAAGGCGTGGTTTACAACGAAGGGTTGCTATTAGCGAAGATCCCTAACGAAACAGTTGAAGAGCGACGAGCTTATTATAAGCAGAAGAGCCAACAGGCCACGGATGCGTTGGACAACACCATGTTTAGCGAAGCCCGTGGCGACAGCCGTTATGTTAAATACGATCCTCAACGCGATAGCAACGTCACATTTGGACGACGATAGAGGTAATTACAAATGGCGAATAAAGACGCTGCATTTGGAATGAAGCCGGTCAGAATGATCGGTGGCGCACCTTACTCGGGTGGCTCAAGTCGATATCGTATTGCTGCGAACTATGGAACTTCCATTTTTCAAGGCGATATGGTTGCTCAGGTCACTGGTGGAACGGTGGAAGTACACGCTGACGGGGGCACAGTGCCTGTTGTTGGTGTTTTCAACGGTGTTCAATACACCGATCCTACATCTGGTGAGCAGGTGTTTAGCAACTACTACCCCGCAAGCACTAACGCTTCAGACTTGATTGCTTTTGTGATCGATGATCCTGATGTTGTGTACGAAGTGCAGGCTGATGACACGTTCCCTGTTGCTGACTTGTTTGGCAATTTTGATATCGTGTACACCACAGCGGGTAGCACTTCGACTGGCATATCAGGTGCTGAGCTGGACGTTACTACTGGTGCGACAGCAACAACCTTGCCAATCAAAGCGATTGACATCTCGCAAGATCCGAATAACTCGGACGTAGGGGCTGCACACACTAACGTGTTGGTAGTAATTCAAAACTCAGTATTCGGCGTCAAGGGCGCTGGCTTAGCTTAAATAGGAGGCTAGACAATGGCTATTTCAAGAGCACAACTAGCTAAAGAGCTAGAGCCGGGTCTGAACTCGCTTTTCGGCATGAGCTATGACTCATATGACCGCGAGTACGAAGAAATCTTTGCTATCGAAGACTCACAGCGAGCCTTTGAAGAAGAGGTTTTGATCACTGGTTTCGGTGGAGCACCGACCAAAACTGAAGGCCAAGGCGTACAATTCGATAACGCTTCTGAGTCTTACACCGCTCGTTACACGCACGACACTGTTGCGTTGGCTTTCGCTCTGACCGACGAAGCCGTAGAGGACAACCTTTACGACTCATTGGGCAAGCGATATGTGAAGGCTTTGGCCCGATCTATGGCTAACACCAAGGAAGTTAAAGGCGCTGACGTATTGAACAATGCGTTTGACACCAACTTCACTGGCGGTGACGGCGTTACATTGATCAACACGGCACACCCCTTAGCGGGTGGCGGCACTGCTGCAAACCGTGCAACGTCAATGGCTGACTTGAACGAAACGTCTTTGGAAGACGCGCTGATCGATATCAGCACGTTTACTGATGACAAAGGTCTGACGATCTCTGTTCAAGCGACCAAGCTGGTTGTTCCACCTCAGTTGACGTTTGTTGCTGACCGTATCCTGAACTCTACTTTGCGTTCTGGCACGGCTGACAACGACATCAACGCTGTACGCAACACGGGTGTATTGCCCGGTGGCTACACGGTCAATCATTACCTGACTGACCCTGACGCCTTCTTCCTGCTGACCAGTGTCACCGACTCTGGCGAAGGCTTGAAGATGTTCCAACGTACTGCGATGGAAACCACGATGGAGCCAGACTTTACGACTGGTAACATCCGTTACAAGGCTCGTGAGCGTTACAGCTTCGGCTTTAGTGACTGGCGCGGCATCTACGGCTCACAAGGCGCGTAGATACCAAGCAAAAAGAAAGGGGGCTTATGCCCCCTTTTTTTGTGCCTCCTTATCAGCTACGCGGCTTTCTCGTCTAAACACTCGGCTTTTGTGGGTCGCTTGAAGAAACCGAACTTCGCGTCTTTGTCCGACGCTGTGACTGTGGCGGTGAACGTGATACGGCTCTCGCGCTCCGCATCATCAAGGCTCTTAGGGGCTGAACCCCACACCCGAAACCCTCGATCATCCTGTACTAGCATCTTGAGCACGTCACCGAAATGCGATGACTGCCATTTGAACGCCAACACGGTGCCAGTTATAACAATCCGTCCCTCTGGCGCATCCTCTCCAGCTTCGTGGGCAGCGTCACGCTTTGCACGTTCATCTTCCGCCTGCTCTTGGGCATACTTTTGCAACCTGACCAGATCACCGATCAGCTTTTCTTCGATGGCATCACAGATGTCTTCGGGGCATTTAGAGATGGTCAGGAAGCGCATTGGCTTGCCCTGTAAGCCATATCGGCCCTTGTCATTGAACTCCCTAGACTGATGAATGCAGACGATCTGACGAGTCGCCGCTGGTAACTCCTGCCACTGCGACATGAACTTGTCGGCGCGATCAACAGGCACTTTGAACTCGGTCTTACCCGTGAATCCGCCTCTGGTGATGCTTTCGCGCTCTTTCGGGAATGGAAGATACTGGCCCGCGAGATATTCGCCCTCAAACTCACTGTCACCCTCGCACCAGTTCCAAACGTAGCCGTCGCAAGGCGCGTGTAACCGACCAGACTTTTCGGAGTAAACAGGCTCCAAGTCCTCGTTATACTCCGCCGCCATACGCTTGATGCGAGTGTCATAAGCCTTTACGCCGCGCTGACGAGCTACTTCGTACTCGTCAATGCGGTTTTCCAGCCAGTTCCAAAAATTACCCATCACTTTCTCCTTCGGGCGGCTTACGCCGCCTTGTTTATGTTGACTGTCTCAAAGCCGCAATTTGCAACCAAGTAAAACTGACCGTCCATTTCAAGCACGTCCCCAACCGATACGCTGCTCATTTGCGCGTGTTTTTGGACTAGCTCTGGCTTTTCCCAAAGGTTTGTCAGTCGAACAACCTCGCCCAAGTCCGTAGCATCTACCGTGGCAACATGGTTATAAGCGTGGAACCATTGAGTCAGGTCAATTTTGCCCATGCCTTTGTCTGCGAAAGCCGTAGTTTTTTCTGAAGCGCCCCATCCCTCTTTGTTCAAAAGATCGATGTCTTCTTGCGTGAGGTGAAACTGGTAGATTTTTACTGTCATCATCATTCTCCGTTGTTATGGCCCCAATTATACAGATACCGTGTCCATGTGCAACTATGTATACACACAAAAGTACAAATAATTGAACTTTTTTTTGGTAGATCGTTGGCATACACTGAGGCTCTGAGATAAATCCAGCTCCAGCGACTGGCTCAGCAGACGTTACGAAGACTCTGGGGCGAATCCTTTCGTAAGAGGTACGACCAATGTCACAGACAACATTTTCAGGCCCAGTCAGATCGCTTGGCGGGTTCATCACCGCAGGCGTAAACAGCAGCATCAGCCTGTCAGCAGACACCACGCTTACCGTGGCGGCTCATGCTGGCAAGATCATTCTGCTCAACGATGCAGACGGTAAATTTACTTTGCCATCCATCGACTCCAGCACACCTGCTGATCCAACAGCACCAAGCCAAACCAACAACATTGGCGCGTCTTTCTTTTTCTACATCGAAACCGCAGCCACTGACTTGGATATCAAGACGGACGGCACCGACAAATTCAAGGGCGCAGCGATGGTTGCCGTGGATGACAGCACTAAAAAAGCTTTTTTCCCAGCCGCAGCAAATGACGTGATGACCTTCAACGGCTCAACCAAAGGCGGTTTGGTCGGCAGTGTCATTCAGGTAACGGCAATCGACACTGCCAGCTACCTTGTTCACAACACCTTGTTGCTTGGTTCAGGAACGATTGTTACGCCTTTCGCTGACGCTTAATCCACAAAATAGGAGATAGGCAATGGCAGATGCAGTAACAAGCCAAACCATTCAGGACGGCGAGCGCAAAGCCGTCCTTAAATTCACCAATATCAGCGATGGTACGGGTGAGTCTGCTATAACAAAGATCGACGTAAGCGCGTTGACCGCGAACAGCGCGGGAAAAGCTTGCACAGAAGTAGCTGTCGCCAAGATTTGGTGGCAGTGCGTCGGCATGGGCGTTGAGTTGCTCAACGACGCTACTTCAGACACGTTGATCATTGGGCTTTCGCCTGACTCGAATGGCTTTCACGATTACTCAGACTTTTCTGGCATCCCCAACAATGCGGGAAGTGGGAAGACGGGTGACGTAAAGTTTACGACGATTGGCGCAAGCAGCAGTGACACCTACACCGTAATCGTTGAAGTTTTGAAGACTTACGGCTAATGGCTGATACAAGCGATGTAAAGCGAACTAAGTCGGGCAGACTCGTCTATCGAGGCGAGTCTTTCCCCGGCTATAACAAACAGAAAAGAACGCCCGGCGAGAACAAGAAGTTTGCGGTTCTAGCCAAAAAAGGCGATCAGGTAAAGATTGTGCGCTACGGTGATCCGAATATGGAGATCAAGCGTGATAGTCCAGAGCGTCGGCGCAACTTTCGCGCTAGACATAACTGCGATGCGGTTCAGAAGAAGAGAGACGTATTCGCAGCTTCCTATTGGTCTTGCAAAAATTGGTGATTTGATATGGGTATTGTAGCATCAACAGAGGCTCGTGAGCGACAAGCTCGCATAGAATCAAGTCCGTTGTATCCCGAAATACAACGAAGAAATTTGGCCCTTAATCAAATGCGAGACCAAGAAGGTACGCCTGAATACTTGCGATTATTACAAGAGCTGTTTGACCTGCAAGATCAAGCAGCAGGCGGTGGCGGGTTGCCAACGCAAGCCCCACAAGATCCGATGCAGGGCGGTATAGGTGGTTTGATTGAGGCGCTTCAAGGCCAAACAATCCCTCAACCACCAATGCCGACCCGTCGCCCGTTGCCGACGCCACCACTTAA